AATAGTTGCTGCCTCAGAATAAGATCCTGGTGCTACAAAAATTGTATCGTAATCTCCGGCTGCTGCAACTGCTTCTGTCAAAGTCAAGAATGCTGTGTCCCAAGTCAATCCATCTCCTGATGCTGTTGGTGAAGTTTTATTTCCATCAACATACCAAACTTGTGAATCCTTAATTACTTGCAAACCTGCTCCAGAAATTCCCTGATAAAAAGTATTTCTACCAGTATGAGTTCTATTTCCAGTATAAATTCCGCTTACTGTTCCGTCTCTTCCCATTTTATTTTAAAAAGACAGATTAATAAGCAAAAATTACCAAAGTTCCGCCTTTAGTATTCGCTGCTGCACCAACACTTGTAAATGTCAACACACCAGATGCTACGGCTGTTGTTCCCAACTGTGTTCCTGCTGCACCACAAGGTACAGTTACACTTCCTTCAGTTGTTTCAACAAAACCAAGAACTCCTGCGCAATAATTTGCACCGTAATCTTTTAGATCTACAACTAAATTATCTGTTCCCCAGACAAATGTTGCTGGAACTCTAACTTGAAGCATCTTCACTCCTTGAGCTGGAACTATGTCTTTTACAACTACTCCTGCTGTTGTCCCGTCTGTAAATGTTTCTGTCATATTTTTTTCCTCCGTTTTTGCCACAATCTAAACCGTCGTGGCCTGGTGTTATTTTTTCTTAAATTAAAAAATAAAATTTAATCTAAAAAATAACAAAAAAGATTATAGTATGTCGTCGATAAAACTATTGAAAGCAGTATTTCTCATAATCAAACACTCATAAACTTTCAATATAAACTTAGTTGAATCATTAATTTTTGCTAAATCTTCGTAAGTCATATCTTGAAGAACTCTCATCTCAATAAAGTCTGTGTCTAAAAAATAAATCTGCTTTGCGCCAGATGTGTTTGATAAATACATACTTGGAATTACTGGGACTGGTCCTATTAAAGTCTGAAGCACTATACTTGAACTTACTCCGAATGGTAACGGGCTTGCAATGTCACTTGGATTGTACCTGTATGTGTCAACAATCAATTTTCTGATATCTTGTAAAACTGCACTCGAACACACTGCTAACTTTGGTCTTCCACCATCGTCAAAAGCATATCTACATGCTGTTTCTATATCATCCCAAGTCAATGCTGCACCATCTAAATCAACTACATTAGTGTCGCTTTGAAGTGCCACAATTCCATCAAACTCATTTGTATCAGAACTTATAGATCCATTAACAATTAAGTTTTCTTCAAGTTCTCTCATTTGTCGTGCCTTCATAATAACTTCAAGTTGCTTTGCGTTTGGAACTCCCGACGGGCTAAATGGATCTCCTCCACCTAAACCACTTCCTGTTGGTTGGAAACCTTCAAGAATATAACTTGGCATTGCTGCTTGCATCTGGCCTGTTATTCTTCCAACTGCATACAAAAACTTAATTGGCGTACTTGCTCGATCATAAGTATCATTTGTTTCTGGTAATGCTGCATCTTCTGCTGCTACATAACCTCCACCTTTTGCAGTGATAGAATTATAGTCTGCATACATTCCTTGGTTTGTTACTCTTGGAATTAACTCAACCAATGGAGTGAACTTTCTTGTCACATCAACAATTCGCGGATCTACATAAATAGGCACCATTGCATATCCTGCAGTTCCATCTCCGCCTGCTGTTGATCCTAAAGCCTTCATTCCAATTGACATAAAATCTTTCAATTGGGTTCTCGCATCGACCTTATTCCAAGCATCAACATATCTTGTTTTATGTTGCAAGGCTCCAAAAGAATGTGCATAAGCTCCTTTTTTATCAACAGATCCCATACTTCCAACTCCTGTGAATCCTACATTCATATTATTTTCCATTTTATGCTATAACATCCAAAGGATCTAAAGATTTTTCTTCAAAGTTTTTAGATTTATCTACACTCTCTACCATACTTTTCAAAACCGGCCTATTAAGAGCTGCCTTAAGTTCTGCTTTTACTTCAACCATTTCTTTTTCTAAATTATCTATTCTGGCTTTTTGAGCAATATCTTTTTCATCATCCCCTTCATTTGGTTCGCTTGGTTCTGAACTTTCCTCTTTTTCCGCAGGTTGAGACTCTTGTTCTTCTTTTTCTTTCTCAGATTTTTTCTGTAATTCTTTTTCTTCTTTTTTATCCTTCTCGGTCATTTTTATACCTCCTGTTTTAATTAAATTATCACTTAAGTGATCATGATTTTTCTTTTCTTTTTTCTTTTTTTTATCCTCTTCCTCGTCGTCGTCCTCTTCTTCCCCAGGTTCCTTATGTGGATCTGGTTGAGGTTTTGGTTTTTTTAAACTTTTTTCTTCTAAATAATTTAAAGATTTCATAAATACTTTTTCAATATTCGCACTGGGATTAATTGCATTTCAAGTAAATGCTACATTTAATAAATTTAATTCATCAAGCATTCTTACTTCCTGGCCATTTTTAATTTCAGATTTTGTTTTAGTTGGAATGTAAGCAATAGAAAACGCATCTAAAAATCCGTCCTTAATACTATTTTTTACTTCTTCAAATCTTGGTACATGTCTATTTAACATTGCACGAATCTTTAAACCTTTTTTATCAATTAAAAAATCATCTATTTTTGCAATAGGAATTATTGTTTTGTTTATTTGCATTTCAAGATCATCTTTTCCTCTGAAACTTTCATGCTCGATGTCTAACTTAATTGTTCTCTTTCTCATTTGATCAGCCATGCCCATCATACAACCTTTTGTAACTATGTCATTAACTAAATCTAAATCAGAAGTAGAAATATGTCCCTCAACAAAAAAGTTTTCACCTTCCTCTTTCAGTTCAACATTATTAGAAGTGAATATGAAATTAGGCTCTTCCATAAATTATATAATTTCTTGGAATATTTAAATATTGATGTTCAAACAAATTTTTTACTCTTCTAAATAAAGAACACCTGACCTGCAATTAACATGACTTGGAGGAACTGGTCCTTCCCATCCAGTTGTTTTATCTTTAAAATTTTCATTTAGTCCAACTACTTGTCCGTCTAATCTTTTACATATCCCGCTTGTTCGATCATCAAAGTGCGTCGACCATTTCTTTTTTAATTTTTCTCCACTTGATTTAAAGGCCTGTAACTTTCCCTGGTTCTCACTTCTATTTGTTTCTGTCCTGGCGATCATCTCCGCACGATTTTCTCCTACATCAAATACTTTACTTACTCTGGCTTTTATTTTTGTGATTCCCTCGCCTGCCATTATTCCTCTTTCTAATTCTTGCCTTAAATCATCTCCGATATCCTCAGTCATTCCTTTGATATTATTAAAAGTATAATCTTGAATAAAACTAATTGCATCTTGATTAATCATAAGATTTTTATCTAATTGTTTTTCTGCGCTATCCCAACCCTTAATAAAGGTATTATTTATAATAGCGTCGCTGATTGTCTTTAATCCACCAAAATTAAGGAGACTCTTAATTGCTTTAATTATATCAGGTAATGCTTTAATCTCTTGCAACTTGTTTACTCCCGCTTCTTTTTCTATAAGAGATTTAATTTTTTCCTCGTTCTTTTTAAGTAAATAAATAATGCTTTGTTTTAAACGGTCTTCATCCATTGTTTCATTGGGCCCTAAAATTAATGGATTATCAACTGATTTCTTTTCTGTACCTTTATTTAATATTGAACTCCTAATCATTTCTACATCTGGATTTATTAAGGTTATATTTTTTTGCATATCTAAAACACCTGATTTTCCTCTCAATTTCAATCCCACTTCAAATATAACACTTGGAAATTCATATTCTTCCCAAGAGGTTTCCCTTAAAAAAGTTTTTTCGTTATTTGGATCATATTTTTTTATTTCTTCCTTATGTTTCTTTGCCCATTCATCTGCATTTTTTATTTGTTTATCATTATATCCTAATTTTTTTGCTCTTTGTTTAAACCAATCCTTATCTGTGTCATTGCCAACCGATTTAAATGAAACTATTTGCGCTTCTTCAAATGTTGCTACTGGGAGTAATTTATTCAATGTTTCAGTATCTATTGGAACTTTGTATTTATAATTTGCATTTTTTGTTATAGAATAATCCTTATCTACTGCAAGATATAACCCATTTCCATAGGTTTCAAGTTCTTTCAAAGAATCACCTTCTTTTCTTTTATAATTCTCCAACACTCCTTTTTCTTTTGAACCATGATTTAAATTAATATATCCTTCTTTTTTTGATAATTTTACCAATCTGTCTTTTAAATCTTGTACATCTTCTTTTTCTTCAAATGGTGAATCTAAGTCATTGCTGTATTTTTCATCTCCTTTCAAAACCTCATCTGAAGATGGAAATTTTTCAACTTGTTCAAGGGATAATTTCTTATTTTCTTCTGGTTTTCTTCCTGCAACAGTTCTCCCAGATGGAGTTCTATACCAATAAACATAATTCCCTGCCCCACCGGTTCGTTTTATATATTTATATTTTAACTCAATGGATTTTTTTTCAGTCTTTTTTTTTTCGTCTTCTCGAGAACGAAATTTTGATTCTTCTTCTTTTCTTCCCTGTTCCTGCGCAAAAGGATTTTCTCCAAATTGATTATTCATTTCATTTCTTTCTTGCTCTGACATTTTGTCCCCCCATTCAACTTCTTCTAATCCTTCCTCCATTCTAATTTCATTAATCGATTTATAACCTGCATCTAATTGAAGTTTGTATAAATTAGATTTTTTTGTTTCTTCCTCAACATCAAACATTAAAAATTTAATTTTAATCCCTTGATAAGGAAATTCTTTTTTCTTTAATTTTTCCTCTGCTTTTAGTTCTGCCTGCTCAATGGCTTTTAATTTAATCATTCCTTTCTTTTCTAATCTTTTTGATTCCTCTCCAATAAATCTATTTTTTTTATTTATATAAAATTCAGAAATCACTTCTTGATTTAATCTGTATTCTTCCAATCTTAAAAGAGGATTTATTGCTCTCTTTCTAAAAACATTAGATTGAACTATTTGATTTGATAAACCTTTTGCATCTTCAGTATATCCAAGTTCCGTTGCTGTTACTCCAAAGCAAGCCCACACCATCTTGGCCCACCACTTTTGTTGTTCAATTAATTCGAGTTCTGCATTTGTAAATTGTATTCGAGTAAATACCGGACTCTTTCCAACAATAGGCACTTTATGAGTTTTTCTTTTCCAATTTCCTGCATTATCTTTTACTCTTTGCTGTTCAATCCATTGATCACTAAAAGCATTAATTGCTTCTGAATCTGCCCCTTCCAAACCAATTATCCCTTTAGGAATTGAATTATCATTAAAATATTCTAAATTAGATTCTATTGCATAAATTAATGTCTGAATAGTATTTGCTAAAATTTCTATTGGTGATCTTCCATAAATTGAATCTGTCCTGGGATTTCTTTCAAGCCAGATTATTTCTTTTTTTCCAAAAGGAACTGGACGTGCACCTGATATCCATCCATATTGAAAGTAAGCTGCTTTTTCTCGCGCATCTGCTGCAGTAATCCAGCCTGGTTCCATTAAGGTCATTTCTTTATTTGTCTGAGCAATATTTGGATCCATAATTAAATCATCTCTATCTACAATCCTTCCATAAATATCTGGGTTCTTTGTAAAAGTTGCTCCGTCCCTGGCCATGATCTCTACCATTTCCCCACCATAATTAAACATCTTAATTATTACTCCCGCATCTACTTCTAAGATATCACGAATATATTTTCTACGAATCTCTTCAAAACTTTCTTTATTTGTATTTGGATTTTCAAAAAAAGATTTTATATGTTCTATTTCTTTTTCTTTTTCAGGAGTTGATTCCATATCTTCATCTAAAACTATATCCCACGGAACTGAACTTGCTTCATCAACAATTGTAGAAATACACATCTCAACATAAGGCATACCTGCCATCCTTCTTATATTCGGCAAGTCTACAAACCTTGGATAACCAAATGGTGGCTTGTATAAAAATTTAGGAATATATGCTTTTGGAATTGCATCTCTTGTTTGCTCACTAATTATATTGATAGGTGGCACACTTTTTCCAATTAATCCAAATAAATTCTTAAAGTTCTTTTCCATGATTATGAATAACAGGGAGTATGAATGTAATTGATATATTTATTAATTGTTTTCTTTATTTAAATATTGGTGTTCAACTCTTTTTCTTTTCTTCCCCGTGTTGTTGGCCCAAATCCTATTTCTCCCTTATCTACCAAATCCTGTATTATTTTTTCCTTCTTTAATTTTTCTTTTTCTAATTCTGTTTCATCTTTTTTTATAATTGGTCTTGGAGCAACAAATGAAAAAGCAAATTCTCCACTATGAACTACAAAATACATTCTCATCATCATTGCATCACCAATATCTGTTGATCTACCTATATGTTCTTTTATTTCGTCCTTAGTTAATATTCGAAGTGGTTGGTCCTTGCCTGGATCCTTTTGTTTTATTTGTTCCAGGTCCTCAATAATTAATTTTTTATCCTCAACTGAAATTCCCCTGTAAATTCCAACCAACCCAGAGTTTACATAATTTGCTAACTCGAACCAGCATTGTGCTTTTAGGTTCGCGTAATTTCTCAAAACTTTTTCTTCTTCTGTTTCTTTGTGTTTTCTAATTGCCTGCGAATTATTTACAAATCCTTTTACTCCAGGCATATCTTTTACTAATCCAAAACCTACTCCGTCCTCGTCTATTGCACACTTACTTCGAGGGATTTTATATTTTGTTAAAATTTCATCTAACTCATCACTTGATATATTATCTTTATTAATTATTTTTTCTATAAAAAAATTATCCCAAATAATTATTATTGTTCGATCTCTGCCTCTACCTGCAACATCAACTGTGCAATATTTTTTCCCGCGTTCTGCATCATTTGTAAACAAATCTAAAATTGCATCATATTCAAATAACTTAGTAGGATCATCGTCGTATTCCCAATTTCCATCAAGAAGTCTTGCTCGATTAATTGGATCTAATTTTTTTAGGTTTTCTATATAATGATCTGAAATAAAAGGATTGTCATAAACTCCTGCAAAAATATATGCTTTGTAATGTTCAAGTTCTTTGTCTACCCACTTTTTATAAAAATCTTTGTAAATAAAAGTTTTACAAGGATTAGACCCCATGGCTATCTTTGGAATCAATCCAAACTCATCTAATTTATATCTCATTCGTGATCTTATAATTTGATACGCCTGCTCGGTTATTTCGGCCATCTCGTCTATGAATCCATCTGTGTATTCTGTGCTTCCTAAACTTACAAATTCAGGATCACTTGGATAATAAAATAAATCTCTTAAATATTCTTCACTTCCATTCTTGAATTTGATTAAACCTGTTATCGCATTATAAGTAAAATCTATATTTTGTTTTAGGCCAAGCAATCTGCAAACTTCAAAGAATGTTAATAAAGTTGATTCTTTTAAACTCTTTAATCTCGCCCGCGCTATAAATCCTCGACTTCCTGGATAAGTAAGCCTTCTTTTTATTTGCCAATAACATCCAGTAAAAGATTTAGATCCCCCTGCAGCTCCTCCCATAAATATTTCTGTATGGGATTCGTCATCTAATACATCAAGAATTTCACGTTGCTTTTCGCTTAGACTTATCTCTCTTTCTTGCATCTTTAATTTCCTTAGCAGTTTTAGTTACTTCTTTGAAGATTATTCCTGAATCCCCGATGTGTTCTAATTCTTGTCTTTCAGTATACCCTCTGGATTTTCCCAAACTCTTGAGGATTCTTTCTATAGCCCATTGCTCCCCTTCTTCCGCAGCCTTGAATAATTTATTTTCTGAAACATCCACAATTTTTTCTCTTTCCTGGAAGGCCAATGCCTTGATGTTGGCGTTTCTTTCTTTTTGAAAAAATAAGGTTATGGCTGACCTGTCTACATTACATTTCTGCGCGATGATGGAATAGATTCCCCCTGTACCAGAGATTGCATTTTTCACTTTAGTTTTACTTAATTTAACCATTTTTGTTGAGTTTGTTGAGTTTTATGTTTAAAATCGCTTGTTTTGGGCGATTCTGTGTTCTTTTTTTGCATTAATTGAAGATTAACTTAGCTTTTTTGCCTTTTTCCCAGTAAATTTCTCCCATCTATCCATTATTACTTGGCAATAAACAGGATCTATTTCCATCATAAAGCATTTTCTGTTTAGTTGTTCGCAGGCAATTAATGTGCTTCCGCTTCCTCCGAATAAATCTAAAATAACTCCTTCTTGATTTGAACACAATCTAATCTGTAATGTAAGTATTTTTATTGGTTTAGCTGTTGGATGCTCTTTTATTTCTACTTGATCTTTATTTTCAATCCAATATTTTTGGTAGTGTTCAGAACTTAAGCCTTGATTAAATATTGGATTCTTTGAAATATAAATGCAATATTCTGTATCTGGATAATGGTGGGATTCTCCCAAAGGGATAAAAGTTTTCTTGTGCCAGGTTAAAATATTAAAATTATATTTTTCTTTTAAAGCAAAATTTAAATAGTTTGGGACTAAATCTTTATTACAGAAAATAAAAGCGCCAAACTTCTTATCAAATACTGAGGATAGAACACTAAGAAATTTTTCTGGTTCGAATGATGAAATCTCTTTTATTTCTTCTGCAACTTTCATCACTTGTTTCTTGAAAATTCCTGCACCTTTTATTTCTTTATAATTATAAGGAGGATCTGTGGCCACCATATCTGCTTTTTTTCCATTCATTAGTTTATCGATCTCTTGCTTGCTTGTTGCATCCCCGCACATTAGTCTGTGGTTTCCTAATTGATAAATTTCTCCTGGTTGAATCTTTGTCTTTACTTTTGCTCTTTCATAAGCATCCACATCTATTTTATCTTCAACAACTTCATTTTCAAGAATATTTCCCAATTCTTTAAAACTAAATCCTGTCAATTCTAAATTAAAATCTCCCCCTTGAAGACTCACTAATTCTCCTTTTAACAAATCTAAATCCCAATCGCTTCTCTCTGATGATTTATTGTCCATAATTCTAAATGCTTTTACTTGTTCTTCGTTTAGATCATCTGCTCTGATTACTGGAACTTTTGTAATGCCTAACTTTATTGCAGCTTTTAGTCTTGTGTGCCCCGCGATTATTGTATTGTTTTTGTCCAAGATAATAGGCACTTTAAATCCAAATTCTTTTATTGACTTGGCTACTATCTCCACGGCTTTTTCATTCTTACGAGGATTTTTCTCATAAGGCACTATTTCAGATATTGGGATATTTTCAATTTCCATTTTAACGATCTAAATCTAACTCATCTGCGAAGTCGTCCTCCGGTTGTTCTATAATTTTTTCTTTCTTTTTTTTCTCCACCGGCGAATCACTTATTTTTTGACTAATTATTCTTCTTATTTTATTTATAGGAATATCCTTTTCAAATTTTTCTATAATTGAATCCCTAAGTAAATAAACATCTGTACCTTTAAATTTCAAAATAAAATCCATTATTTCTTGACCTACACCTACATCAAATTTAATCTCTTTTTTTATTCCTTTATTACACAAAACAGCCCCCAAACTATCCACTTTTATTTTAATATCAAATTTGCTTTCTAATTCGTTGCATAATTCTTTGTTGGAAAAATTATCTCTGTTATCTCTTAGAAATTGAATTACTTCGTCAGTCCATTTTTTTGGCTGACCTATCTTTTTTTTTATCTTATTATTTTTTCCTTGTCCACGACCAATTCCACATCCCTTTATTTTTCTCTGTACTTTAAAAGATTTTATTGCATCAATTTTTTTCTCGGTTTCAAATCTTTCATTAAATTTTTCTGTGAGTTCTTTGTTCCCAATCAAAGACGCGTTTTCCCTGATGAACTTTTCCATCTCTGGAGTATATTTTGATTTCCTTCCCCCCCTGCCTTCTTTCTTTTTTGATTTAAAATTATCAAGATTCATTTCTTCTTTTGTTCTTCTTTTTCTTTTTTTATGAGGATCTCTTTCTGCAATAATTTCGTGCATCTTTTTTGGTAATTCCTCTTCGTCTTGTTCTGGATTCCCAAGAGGATATCTAATTGTGTTTTCATAAAATTCTTCCTCTTCCCAATCCACCATCTCACAGAAATCCTTTATTGCTTCTTCCTGGATTGTTATGTCTAATTCTTCATATCCCTCTTCGTTCCACTTGACTAACTTATATTCAAATTTCATTGGTTAATGACAGGGATTAAATTAACCTCATTATTGTCTATATTTACTTGGATAAATCCTTGGGTTTGAAGCTGTCTTAATAGTTCTTTTTCTAACCTTTTTTCTCCTTCTACCATTCCATTAGAATATATTGAATTAATTATTTTGGATCCAACAAACCACAAAATAATCAAAATAAGTATCACTGCCAAAACAATAATTATTATTTTATCTTTTTTTATTTTTATTTTCATATAATTATCGCAAGGATACCCATGCTTTTAAGCTTGGGAGGAATTGCGAACCTCCTGTTTTCCCATATTATAAGCAATATCAAATAAATTTCCTAAT